AACACGAGTACGGAAATAAAAAAGAGAATCATGAAAACATTGCTCGTCTCTGGTCTGCTTATTTAGACCATCCTTTATCTGCACATGATGTTGCTATCCTCATGTTATTATTAAAGGTAGCGAGAGCAAAATTTGGAAATCCGAGTTCCGATACATACATTGATATGGTGGGATACTCAGCAATTGCAGGAGAATTAGCTGACGACCAGTTGCAGAAGGACGACCCCAACAACCACGTGAAGAAGCATGATCAGTCCTACTGGCGGGACGATTAATGGTGATGAAGATAATAAAAAACACAGAAATAAGTAAGATAGATTTAGATTCTGAACAGACAGAGTGGGTTTATTGTGCTCTTGATTGCGTCTTGACATATGAAATATGGGATAAGGTACATAAGGAGTTTGATGGACTTACTAAAAAAACATACCTGTTTGAATTAGATAGTTTACGACCAGCGATGGATATGATGTTGCGTGGTCTGCGTGTGGATGAAGAGGAAGTAAAGACAAGAAAGAAAATTTTAAGAGAGAGAAGATTAAAGTTGGAACGCATGCTCAATTTATTTTCTCAATCTGTTTGGGAAAAAGATTTAAACCATAACAGTCCCGTTCAACTTAAGAAAATTTTATATGAATATCTGGGACTGCCACCTGTCATATCATACAAGGGGGGCAAGCATAAGGTATCCACGGACAGGGCGGCGCTTGAACAACTTGGGGAATTTTATCCAAGAGCCAAGCCTTTCTGTCATACCATACTTGCGTTGCGTGACATAACTAAACAGCTTTCTGTCTTGGATTCCAAGCGGGATGAAGATGGAAGGATACGTTGTTCTTACAATGTGGCAGGCACGGAGACGGGTAGATGGTCATCATCTGAAAGTCCGTGGCGAACAGGAACTAATCTGCAAAATGTTACAAAAGAATTGCGTTCCATATTTATTCCTGATGAAGGAAAGATAATGTTCTATGCAGATCTGGAACAAGCGGAATCAAGAGTTACAGCTTATATTGCAGGTGATGAAAATTATATAAATGCATGTGAGAGTACGGACTTGCATACTGAGGTTGTGAAGATGGTATGGCCCAACTTGGGTTGGTCTGATGATCTTGCACAAAATAAAGAGCTTGCTAATAAACCTTATTATTTACATTTCACTTATCGTGACATGTGTAAACGAGCGGGACATGCTACAAATTATGGTGTATCTCCTAATGCATTGGCGAAACATTTAAAAATAAAAGTGTCACATGCTACAAGATTTCAGTTGCTTTATTTTGGTGGTGTGGTACCATTAGCTTCTTTGGAACGATGGCATAAACAGGATAGAGAAGGAGGTTTTCAAGAATTGATAGACACGGGAGAAATTGTAGGTAAACTTGTAAAAATTAAAGGGGCGTTTCCTGGGATACGCACTTGGCATACGGGAGTTTCTAATGAATTAAAACAAACAGGTTGTTTGATCACACCTATGGGAAGACGCAGACAATTTTGGAGTAGGTTAAATGATAACTCTACACTGAGACAGGCGATTGCTTATGTTCCTCAATCAACGATAGGAGACCTACTTAATTTAGGATTGTTAAAAGTGTGGCAGAATTTAAGACATGCGGGTTTAGACATACTGGCGCAAGTGCATGATGCCATTCTTGGTCAATGTTATATTAATAAACTAGATACCTTAATGCCTCAAGTTTTGGAGCAAATGAATAACCCTTTGGAAATTAAGGGAAGAAAAATGATTATACCTTCTTTAATTGAAGTGGGTTACACATGGAAGGATATGAAACCATGGATGAAATAAAAAAAATATACGTGGAAGATGGAAAGATACTAGTAAAAGAAGGGGAATTTTCTACCATATGCAATGAGGCAGAGATAGAAGGACCTTCATTAATAAGAAACAAAGATGGAAATGTATGGATTGAAACTAAAGCTAAAGTAATTAAAGTAATCCATATACCTTCAGAAAATATCAAGTTTCTAAATGAAAAATAATGGCGCGAAATTATACAGACTATGTAAAGGCATGTGTTGATGCTATTAAGGAAAGTCCTATCCCTAAAACTTTTGCAAGATGGACGGCGCTTTCTGCGGTGGCAGGCGCAGTGGGGAGACGAGTGTGGTTTCCTATGCCTAACTATGATATAGGTTCTAATTTATTTATAATTCTTATTGCATCTCCAGGACGTAATAAATCTGTAAGTTTAATACTTCCTTTTACAAAAATATTTAACAGGCTTACTACGCCTGTGGGTACACAAGAAGAAGATCATAATTTTAATTCTGGTCTTGATGAATATGGGTTAAGAAAATTTCCTCTCTATCTTATTCAAGATAGAATTACTCCAGAAAAATTAGCGGTTGACATGGCAAAGGTAACACGTATGGATTTACGTTTAAGTAATCCGCGTCAAGAACAATTCTTTGATTCATCTTTGACTTTAGTTACATCTGAATTTGGTACGTTCATGACAAGAAGTGAAAGAAGTCTTCAATTTTTTTTAACGGATATGTGGGATAGCAGAGAAACTTACAGCTATAAAACAAAAACAGCGGGTGAATACATCATAGAAGGTCCTTGTTTGAATTGGATTGCATGCGCAACACCAGAACAGTTCGTGGATAATTTACCAGAGGATGCAAGATCACAAGGGTTGTTATCAAGAATGCTTCCCGTATTTTATGAAGGGGAAAGAATACCACAAGACTTAACACAAAAAGTTATAAGTGATAACACGATTGATAATTTAAGAAATGATTTAGGTTCCATTGCAAAAATGTATGGACCCATGACATTTGATAAGGATGCTTTTGATGAAGCTAATGAAGATATTTATAACAACATACAACCAGAACCAATTGATCCTCACCTATCAGAATATTGTCAACGAAGGGTGTCACATTTTTTAAAGGTCGCTGTATCCGTGTCCGCTTCACGCAGATCAACAAGAAAGATAATGAAAGAGGATTGGGAAACAACAAAAGAGATCATGTTTGAAATGGAAAAGAGCATGCCCAAAGCCTTGGAAGGTTTCGGCATGGCGAGAACAGGTAGGATAGCACATGACATGAAGGTGTGGCTGGAGGCTACAATGGCTTTGAAAAAGAGAGGACATGTCAATCTTAGGGCGTTCAAGAGGGAAGTCCTTAGAAAAATTGCCAATCCAGGTGAGCTGGACCAGACCATCCGAGCGATGGCTGACTCTGGTTACATAAAAGTTGAAGGAAATATTGTGTTTCCATCAAAAAGTAATTGACCCCGATGGGTAAAGGTGATATACTGCTTATCGGTGTGCGTGTAAGGAACTTATGAAAATTGATATTGATATAACAAAAGATAATCTATTGCCACGAAACGCTGTGAATATCTTAAAGGATAGGTATCTGTTACCTACAGAGGAGACTCCACAAGAAGCTTTTGCCCGAGCATGTGTAGCATTTGCTGATAATAAAGCACATGCAGAAAGATTATATAAATATGTTTCAAATCTTTGGTTTATGTTTGCTTCTCCACTTCTGTCAAACGGAGGAACAGATAGGGGTTTGCCTATCAGTTGCTTTTTAAATTATGTACCCGACAGCAGAGAAGGACTAGCGGCGCACTATACTGAGAACATTTGGTTATCTAGTATGGGGGGCGGAATAGGGGGTTATTGGGGCCATATTCGCTCACAGGGACAGTCAACCAGTAAAGGTAATAAAACTACAGGGGTGATTCCATTTATGCACGTAGTGGACTCTCAAATGGTGGCATTTAATCAAGGCGCTACCAGACGCGGCTCCTATGCTAGCTATATGGACATATCCCACCCAGAAATCATAGAGTTTATAGATATGAGGAAACCTGCGGGCGGGGACATCAATAGAAAGAATCTTAATCTTCATCATGCTGTCATAGTGCCTGATAAATTCATGTGGGCGATGGAGAAAGACGAGGATTGGACTTTAGTAGATCCCAATAGCAAGGATAAAGTTAAGACAATTAAAGCTAGAAGCATTTGGATAAAGATATTGGAGGCTAGAATATCCACGGGTGAGCCTTACATCATGTTCATTGATACAGTTAACAGGGCATTGCCTAAAGAATTAAAGGACAAAGGATTAAAGGTACACCATTCTAATTTATGCAGTGAAATAACATTGCCAACTAATGAGGAAAGAACAGCCGTCTGTTGTTTATCAAGTGTTAACCTAGAATACTTTGACGAGTGGTCTAAGGAGGAATTATTCATAGAGGACTTAATGAGAATGTTGGACAACACTCTCACTAAATTCATAAAGGGTGCCCCCTTGACCATGAAGAAAGCCATTACAAGTGCGGAGTCTGAACGTTCAGTGGGATTGGGAGCCATGGGTTTTCATTCTTATTTACAACGCAACGGTATTGCATTGAATAGTCCACTGGCTATGGGTCCTAATATAAAAATATTCAAGTACATCAAAAAGAAATGTGATGCGGCGAATTTAAAATTAGGAAAAGAAAGAGGGGAAGCGCCTGACTTTAAGGGAACAGGTAAAAGATTTGCACATATGACAGCCATAGCTCCTAATGCCAGCAGTTCTATCATATGTGGCAACACATCTCCCAGTATAGAACCCTTACGTGCCAATGCGTTTACGCAAAAGACACTGAGCGGTTCTTTTTTAATTAAGAATAAATATTTGAAAAAATTATTAGAGGAAAAAGGAAAGGATATAAAAGATGTTTGGAAGATTATTATATCTAATACAGGAAGTGTCGAATCACTTGATTTCCTCAATGCGCAAGAAAAAAATGTATTCAAGACAGCGATTGAAGTTGACCAGGCGTGGCTTGTGGACTTGGCTTCGGAGCGTCAAAAATATATTTGTCAAGCGCAAAGCTTGAATTTATTTTTCCCACCAGATGTGAACGTGAGAAAATTAAACAACGTGCACAAGCGTGCATGGCATAAGAAGTTGAAAACTCTTTATTATTGCAGAAGCGAGGCGATCAAGAGAGCGGAAAACATATCAATAAAAATAGAAAGAAAGGTAAGGGAAGACCATGATGATTGTGTCATGTGTCAAGCATAGGTGAAATTATGAGCATATTTAAAAAAAGAAATTACTACAAACCATTTGCGTATCCATGGGCGTTCGAGGCTTATGACATGCAGCAAAAAATGCACTGGCTTCCATCGGAAGTTTCATTGCATGAAGACATCAACGATTGGAATAACAGAATGAGTGAGTCGGAAAAGAATCTGGTGAAGCAGATACTGACCTTCTTCACTCAAGGAGACGTGGATGTTGCTCAAGCCTACATGGATGTTTACATCCCCTTATTCAAACCATTGGAGATACGCATGATGCTGTCCGCCATAGCCACCAATGAGGCCGTGCATGCACACGCCTATTCATTATTGAATGACACGGTGGGAATGGATGACAGTGATTATCAAGCTTTCCAAGAGATAAAAGCAATGAATGACAAGCATGAATACTTGTGGAAAAACAAAGGGGGCACCGCGGACGAGCAAATGGTGCGCGACATAGCGGTGTTCTCGGCGTTCGGCGAGGGGCTTCAACTGTTTGCAAGCTTCGTCATGCTGTTGAATTTCCAGCGCTTCGGCAAGATGAAAGGCATGGGGCAAATTGTCGCATGGTCCATTCGTGATGAATCACATCACGTGGAGAGCATGATCAAGCTGTTGCATTGCCTGCTGGACGAAAAACCTGAGGTATGGAACGATAATTTCAAGAAAAGTTTATATGACATATGTCGTGACATGGTGTCACTTGAAGATAAGTTTATTGATTTGGCGTTTGACATGGGTCCTGTTGAGGGACTTACGCCAGATGAAGTTAAACAATATATACGGCATATAGCAGATAGAAGACTACTACAGCTAGGGTTAAAGCCTAACTATGGAGTCAAAGACAACCCACTCGAATGGGTCGATTGGGTGGTAAGTGGCTTAGAACATACTAATTTCTTTGAGAACAGAGCTACGGAATATGCGAAGGGTGCCATGACTGGTACTTGGGGGGATGCATTTTAAGCTTGACACGAATTGCAAAGTATGATAGTATTAAAGTTCAAGGGGGGCACA